GGTATTGACACGCATCCAAGGCAGTGCCGCTTTAGCGTGGATTACCCAAGACCAAGGCGACACCTTGCACCTTGCTCGTGTATCTAACAGCCCGCTGTGGATAGGTCAGACACTGACTGGTTCACTGGTTTATGGTTCAACCGAGGAGACAATCGAGAACGCTGGCATCATGCTCGGTTCGGATTTAGACTGGTCATACTCAGCAGAGGAAGGCGAGTACTTCAAGGTCAAGAACGGAAAGATTATTGAGCACCAAAAGTTCAAGCCTTACCGCTCACCTTTCGAGTACTCAAACAACTGGCGCAAGTACACATCAACCAAACATGATGACGAGTGGAGCGAGTACCCAAGTTACTATGACTCGCACTTATTCTAAGTAAATAAAAGACAAGCCCCTGCTTCGGCAGGGGTTTTCTTTTTGTCTGCCCAACGATTATTGTTGGGTGCATTATGTGTTTAAACACATAGAAAGTTGACACCCAGGTAACTGCAGTCATGTTTAAACAGATAAAAAGTTTACCCCCCAGGTCCCCGCCATCTGTAGTTATGTTTAAACAGTTAGCACTCAGGACCTGGGACTGCTAATAGTACAGCGTTTAAACAGGGTACTTGACAGCAGTGGTAGCATAGGTTTTACCGCAGGTAAAACTAAAAGATAGATGCGGTTATGTTTAAACAAAAAAATAATTCAGAAATCTTTTGCAAATGTACTTGACATGCCATGCATGGGGTATGAGATGATTCTTTTTGTAAGCAACTCTGCTTACACAAAACAGTTAGGACTGGATTCAAATGTTAAACAGCACAGACTTATTCGCTATCGTGATTCTGTTATTCGTATTGACTGGCACTCTCGTTGCTCTAATCGTGGGCAACCATGCACTCAGTAATGACAACAAGAACCTACGCAGAACAATTAAAATCTTGAAGGATGCACAGAAGGTGAGCAAGTAAATGACAGCAAGAACTTTCAGCATCACAGTCGAGGATGAGGAAGCAGGCTCTCAACCTATGACAGAACAAGCAACCATTGATTACATAATCTTTAGACTCGAGGCACAGTCAGTGCTCCGAGTAACCAAGATTGAAAGTGAGGAGAAGTAAATGGGAGTACATGAGAAAGACCCAGCAGTAGTACGGATTCATCAGAAGGCACAGAAGGAAGCACAGAAGTACATCTGCCACAAGTATCATGACGAGTACTCAGAAAAGTATCGTGCTCTCGTGATTGAAATGGGTGGCAGGGTGCATCCAAGCAAAGCAGAACGCATCGCTAATCTCAAGCGACAGATTGCAGAACTCGAAGGGAAAGGTGTTTAAACATGAGCACCAAAGCAAAGCAGTACTCAGGCTGGGCTAACTATGAGACATGGAATGTCGCGCTCATTATCAACAACGAGTACAAGTTATACCTATCAGCGTGTGACTTTATGAAACTATACAAGGGTGCTACCCCATACAAATCATGGGTTGAGCATGCTGGATTAAGTGACAAAGAAACTGTTGACAGCGTACGATTCATTAGCGATACACTCTCTTACGCAGAACTAAATCAGATGATGAAAGGATTGAACTCATGACAACACTATGGAAAGCAGAAGTTACATCCGAGATGGTGGCACATCTAAGTGAGGACAAGAAGGTGGAACTATTCCGCTCTCTCTCAGATGCAGTGGAACAGATTGCATCAGAGTTAGAGGTAGGCAGAGAGTTTAAACATGACACCAACTAAACTCCTCGTCTCTACCACACGCACACAGATAAAGGTTAGCGATGAACTAACAGATGATGAACTACTTGCAATGATTGACGAACTCGCACGCAAACTACAAGCAAGGGAGGACAGCAAATGCCTAAAGGCGTAGTGCTCTACCCCGATGGAACCTATGAGGAAAAGGATTTCAATGGGCTAAAGGACATGCAAGGTGCAGTCAATGGACTGATTGAAATCGTACACATGTATGACTACTATGGAGATGAAGTACTGACAGGCTATGTAAACGAGGAAGGCATCATGCTCGGACTACCACTGAACACAGTGGCGAGCGCGTTGTCTTTCATGTTCGGCAATAACCCAATGATGCTCGGCAACATGATTGTGCTGGGCAAGGATGATGGAGAAGGCAATGACACAGACATACCGCAGGACATCCTCGCGTTCATCAAGAAAGTATGCGCGGACAAGAACAAGATTGACTCAGAGTATGAACCGACTAACGCCTAGCGGTAGGTTGTGGCTGGTCACAGTCATCGTGTTCGCACTAGCACTCGTATTTTTTCCCCGCGATAACCGCTCCGTGATTCCGTTTAAACAGTCAGCATTATCGGGTCAGGTAATTGCGTACTACACAAACGACTATCAACGCTACGCCATCGAGGAACTAACACGAGACGGCAGGCTTGAACAGTGGTCATGCTTGCATGATTTATGGACACGCGAGAGTAACTGGCGTGCAGAAGCCATCAACAAAACCAGCAAGGCAGCAGGTATCGCACAGTTAATGCCAGTTACATGGGGCTTGGTTGGTCACAAGCAAACCACTGACGGCTACGCACAGGTAGATGCAGGGCTTGCATACATCGAACGCAAATACGGAGGGAACATCTGCAAGGCGTACGCCTCGAGTCTATCTCGGGGTTGGTACTAATGGCTCGCATGTTACCCAAACTATCGAGCACACCTAAGCACCACAGAATCATGCAACAAAAAGTTATAGATGGGTTGAAGTACTTTCGACTTAACTACAACGGAGAAGTGATGAGCCAAGGTGCATGCAATGGTTTAAACACAGAGATGTTTTATCCTGAAGTTGTGCAGTACACCAAGGTAGAGACAAAGTTTTACGAGAACCTATGCAAGGACTGTCCTATCAAGGATGCTTGCTTAGAGTGGGGCTTGGCTCATGAAAGGTACGGAGTGTGGGGTGGCACAACACCTGATACTAGAACAACAATCCGCAGGATGCTGGGCTGGGCAATGACAGACCCAAACAACTTTACGGATTCGCTCATTCGTTCATAGTCTGATAGGCTACAACAGAGAAGCACCGCTTGAGGTTCCAGTCCCTCGCGGTGCTTCTTCTTTTATCTTACAAATCATCGTAACAAATGCCACATACCCACCATGTGTGTACCTCTATCGCTTCACTCTCAGGTATTGGCGCTTCACATCGTGAGCATTTAATCATTACATCATCAGTTACCATGTAAGTTAATTCCCTTCTGCTTAGCCAACATGAATACTTCATCGGCTAAATCATCAAGGCTTCCATGATTAAGAATCAAATCATCAAAGCGCCAGTTATCCATGGCTGTCTCAGATGCATGCAAGTTGACAGGCTTATGTCCTTCACGCTGTACGCGCCACACTTGCCCACCCTTATCAATGATTGCTTGTGCTTCATTAGGAAAGCGCACATCAGTGAACACTACCCGCTCTTGTGGTGATTGTTTAAACGCAAGTTCAACCCAGAAGTTTTCGCCAAACATCTCACGCCCTACCTCAGTACCAAACACTTGTAACAAACGGCGCACCTCAGGGTTGCTCTTGGCTACATCCCATCCATAATCATCAACAAGACATGCCAATGGTTGACTGTTGATGACAGGGTTTAAACGCATCAGTGCTTCACGCATTGGGTCAGCAAACGATACGCGATGGTATCCATAGTTTAAACACAACAGTTCTGCAACTGTATCCTTGCCTGATTGTGCGTATCCACTCAGTCCAATAATCATTTCTTACACCCACATGTCTCGCATACACACTCGTTAGGCAGGTCTGCGATTCCTGCCAAGTCAACACGCCTTGCCAACTCACTCATCATTGCTACCAACGCATCCATCTTAGCCATGTCATGCTTGATAATCTGCATTGCTTCTACTTTGTCATACATACCACTTACCTCGCGCCTGACATTCCAAAACTGGCGGTCTAGTTCTGCTAAATCGCTTCGCAAGCGACCAACATTTCTTTCAAGTATCTTCTTGCGTTTAAACATTAACTTTCCTCCCGCATGTACTGGTCTATGAGTTCCCAGAATTCAACAAAGTTTTTAGTATTGATTGGTTCATCCATGTCCCATGATTGTTCTTGTAGGTAGTCACCTAAGTCATCATCTACAATTAGTTCTGCTTTGTATGGGTGTATGTCAATTATGTTATAGGTTTTCATCCTTCACTCACCTCTGCTCGTGCTTCTGCGTTAGTGCGGTTGCGCCTACGCCCGTACCATACGGGTGCTTCTCCACCCAGTCTATCTTGCAACTTGGTCAACGCCCTCTTGACACGCTTGCGTATGGCTTCCTCTGTTGCTTGGTATTCCTCAGCCAAAGCATCAAACTCCATACCACCATCAGCGTATCTCAGCCGCAGCAGTGCCTGGTCTGCATCGTTTAAACGCTTTAGCCCTGCCGCAACATCAGATAGCAACGCCATGCGATTGCCACCTTCTGCTGGCTTGCTTGACTTAGACACATACTCATTGCTTAAGTCAGCGGTATCTGTCCACCCTTCGTGTGACCATACATCACGCAACAGTTCATGCAGTACCTCATGTGTGTAGTAAAAACTGTCAGACATAGGCGTGCGTGAGTGGTGCATGCGCTCGCGTGCAACATACTTCTGTGCTTCATTGTAAAAAGTACGGCGCAGTTTAAACTTCAATGACTCTTGTGATTCCCACTCCTCTATCTTGTGCCAGTGCTCAAGCGCCCACAAAGATAGGTGTTGGTAGATGTCATCAGTGGTTACAAGTCCACGATGTATGCGGTTACTGCGTGATGCAACCTGTCGTGCTGTGCCGTAGATAGTTTCCCAAACTTTATCTTGCTCATCCATCCTTGTACTTCCTTGTCGCTGTCATCAAATCATCTACTGTAATGAGGTACCCCTTGCTTAGGTTCGGAGGTATCTCACACTTAATCTCTCTGCCATACTCTTTAACTGCAAAGCGAAGCACATCAGTGGGTACAATCAATGTTGATTCCTGTAACACAAACGCCCAGTATGCTGCTTCGGTTACACCTAATCCGCTTGGTGCCCATGCTTCTGTCTTAACAAAGTAACACTCAGTTTCAATGTATAAGTTGTTGGTCTTGAACCACTTGCGGTCACGCTTTACTTCTACTGTTCTTCCTCCAGTTAATAACTCATCTACTAACTGCTCACCTTTTCTGCCGTACCCAAAGTCTAAATCAAAACTGGAGTTCTTCGCCATGTTTAAACACCCGCTCGTTTATGTAGTCCTTCTGCGCCCTCGGCGAGGTACACATCGTTCACATCACAGTTCTCAGGCATAAAGATTGGGAACACATTGTCCAGTTCACGAGTGATTGTCTTAGCCATTTCTTTACCAGCATTATCACCATCACAAAACAACATAATCTTTTCCCAGTCAGCCAACACTCTTGAGTAAAATGGTTTCCAGTTGTTAGCCCCAGGCAATCCGACTGCTGCGAACCCCACTTGGGTAGCAATCATCGTGTCAATCTCACCTTCACAAATGACCAGCACATCTGACTCAGAGTTCAATGCAGCCACATTAAAAATGTGTGTGCTTGCCCCAGGTCTGGATAGATACTTCGGTCCGCTGTCTGCGTTTAAACTACGGAAGCGTATGTCAATGACACCTGATGGTGTGAGGTATGGGATTGCTAACTTACCAATGTAAGGTTCGTGTCCTGTCTCAGGATTCTTTACGAAGCCGAGGCGGAACATAAGTGCTGTCTCCTTGGTTATACCGCGACTCTCCAGATACGGAGCCACCTCGTCTAGGTTTCTTTCGTAGTTCTCTGTTGCTTTCGCCAGTAATTCCCTCTGCGATTTCGAGAGCCTTGACATAGGTAACTCCTTCTTTCTTCATAATAAGTGAGTAGACATCTCCAGCCATGTCGCATGCGAAGCAGCGAAATCCACCGTTGTCTATGTTTAAACGCGCTGACTTAACTTTATCATTGTGAAAGGCACACCGCACAGTCACCCAACCACCACGATTGGTGGGTACAGTGAATCCGTAGTGCTCTAATACTTTAACGATGTCATGCTTAGAGTTTTGGGAGGGCATCACGGAGCCTCTGTACGACATACGATTCTCCAATTCCCTTGTTACTCGCTTTGATAATTACCAGTGGTGAAGGTGCAAGCACCAGTCTTTTCTGTATGCGATAGTTCTCTGCTTCAATCTCTGCCTCACGCAACCAACCCGATAGGTCAATGCGACCATCACGCCTTGGTGCCTTGGCTTCAATCACATAGCCATCGTTGTTGGCTGGAAGGTACACATCTCCGATGTCGTTGCGACCAGCACGAGGCAAACGCTGTGCGTTTAAACCTTGCTCCATTAACCAGTCAGCAAGTTCAATCTCATACGCTGCACCTCTACGCTTGTTGCTCGCTTGCTGTGTCGGCATTTTGCTTGCTCCTTTCTGCACCTTCAATGGCAGCCCAGTAAAGGTTGTAATAGTTATCATCAAATGAGAAGCGCTTCATGTGCTTGACCAATGCCGATGTGTTGGCATAGACAGGCACGCCTGCTGCTTTAACCTTACGGAAGAAGGCGATGTCCTCACCAATAAACTGCTCACCGCTTGCGTTGTTCTCTGCAAACACGAAGTCAGTCTCACCAAACTTTGCATGTAACGCTTTGATAACAGACTTGTGCATCAGCACTAAGCCCAGCCCAGCGTGGTCTACCTTGAGTACTTGGTTGCGTGGCAGTGGATGCTTGTACTTAATCTCGTACTCACTACCACCCTCATCAAAGATGGCAGGCATAGGTTGCATGAGTGAGTTCTCCATCTGCTTAGAGATAAAGTACACACCACTTACAACTGGACGAGCCATCTTGTCAGCGGTATCCCATAGAATCTTGACTACCTCTTTAGTAAGTACGATGTCGGAGTCAACCCACAGCGCCCAGTCAGTACCAACCTTGTTCCACATCTCAAAGGCAGCCTGTCGTTGGCGTGCAATCTGATTACCCTGCACACGAATAGCGTTATGAAATGGCACCTCACCAGTGATGATGCTGTACACCAAGCCCTCTGTGAACTTGCCGTCAGTGTTGCCATTGTCGCACCAGATAACTGATAGCGTTTCTTTATTACTATGCGCCATGTTTAAACACTTCCTCTGATTTGTCGAGTACTTCCATTGCGTTCTCTGCTAAGTCTTTCCAGGACTCACTCATGAGTCGGAGTTGGGTTGCGATTTCTTCTCGGCAGTCTGGTCCGTGGTCCTCAGCAAGATGTTCAGCCAGTTGCCCAACATAATCAGCGAACTGTAGAGACTCAAACCAGACTTGAGATGGGTCGTAGATTTTTTGTGTAGCCTCGTCAATGCGTTCAATAAACTCTGGTAGTCCATCAAGAATCGCTTGCTTCATCTCCGTTGGTATCTGTGGTGCTGACAGCACCGCTTCCTCCAGCATCTCTGGTGTAACTGATAGTACCTTCATCAAGGAGTCTTTTGAATTCCTCATCTGTGAGGTCTTGGAATCTACCGCTTTCTTCTTCCTGCCAAACATACGCTCTCCATCCCACTGTCCACGAAAATTGTTTAGGTATAAACATCAACTGTGCTTTAATGTCTGTAATCAATGGCTTAGTAGGGACGACTACATCCTCTGCGTTTAAACTACCCTGCAGTTCTCCAGCATTTTCTACTACTTTGATTTCCCATTTGGGTGTCATGCCTTCTCCTTACGCTTGTAATAAATCTGCCAGTTGCATACTGGCTGGGTTGTATGCAAGCCACACTGGACTTGCACCTGTTGAATCTGCGGGTCCGTAACGATTCTTTACCGCACACACACCCATAGATGCAATCTGGTTATACACCGTGAGGATGAGTGAAGGAGTCTGGGCAATCTTTCCGTGAAGCGCACTGCTTGGTGGACATGGATTACCTGGAGCGCCTTGACTTGTATGGTGACAGACAACAACAGCAGCGCCAGTTTCTCTAGCCCAC